TCGAGCACGCCGAAAAGCGACTTCAGCGGCGCGCCGTAGGCGGCAAGGGTGTCGAGCGACTTCGCCATGTCAAGCGGCAGCTGGCCGACGCGCTCGGCGAGCGCGGTGATGTCGCGGCCGCGCTGGACCGGATCGAACGCCTTGCCGTTGGCGTCCGCCTGGCCTTTTACATTTAGCTGGACGTTGGTCATCAGCGTCTGCAGCTGCGTCGCCTCGTCGATCGCGCTCTTGAGGCCGAGGCCGATGCCGACGCCGCCGGCGAGCGTCGGCGCGCCGCCGTAGAACAGGTTCATCTGCGCGCCGTTGAGGTCGTTCGTCAGCCGCTCGCGCTGCGCCTTGACCTGCGCCCGCGCGCGCACCGCGGCGAACGCCGCCTGCTGGCGCTTGTAGGCGGCCGATGCGGCTTCGATCTTCGTCTTCAGCGTCCCCTCGTCGGCGGCAAGCGCGCGAACGGCGATGCCGGCCGCGCCGAGCGACCCCTTGAGCCGGTCGAGGTCGGCGACCTGCCTCCGGTACTCGCCCGCCAGCCCGTTCGCCTTCTTCGTGGCGCGGTCGAACTCGCGGACGAGGGTCTTGGTCGGGTTGGCGGTCGCGGCGATCTGCTTCTCGAGGGCGCGCGCCTTTTCGGTCGCCGCGCCGAACGCCTGCAGCGTCTTGCCGACCTGCGCCTGCAGTTCCTTGAACGTCGCGACGTCGCCGGCGACCTTTTCGAGGTCGCGCAGCTCGATGCGCGCCGTCTTCAGCTTCAGGCGCATCTCCTCGGCGCGCCGCTCGATGCTTTTCAGCGGCTCGACGACCTTGGCGATCAGCGCCAGCTTGACGGTCAGCGCGAGGGTGCGCGAATCGGCCACGTCAGTCGTCGCTCCCGTTCCGCCGCGCCGCGCGGGCGCGCCAGTCCATCAGCTCGCGGACACTCATCGGGTCCATGGCCGATGGCGGCCAGTGAAAGACGACGGCGACGTCCGCCATCGCCTCATCGATCAGGTGAGGGAGGCCGTCTCCGGCGTCCTCGGCACCAAAAAACCCGCGACCTCGGCGGCAAAGGCCATCAGGTCGGCGGGGTCGAGCCCGTCGAAGTCGGCGTCGTTCAACGTCGGCGTCGAGATGCGCGGGAGCACCTGGCGCAGGGCACCCGTCTCCATCTGGACGAGGTCGAGGAGCTTGACGCCGCGCAGCTCGCCCGCCTTCGGTCGCCGCAGCGAGACCTCGGTGATCGGTTGAGCGTTCAACCCGCGGATGATCGGCGTCTGCAGGGTGACGGTGGCGTCGGACATCGGAGCTTCCCCTTACGGTGCGGTCGAGTTCGGCGAGTTGCCGGTGACGCTGCCCGCGGCCCATCCGGGCAGCGGCGCCTGCGGGTCGAGCTGGACGGCGTGCGCCGCGCCGCGCAGCCGCTCGACGCGGCTGTTGGTCAGCGAGCAGCCGGTGCAGCCGCCGGCCGAGGTCATGCTGACGCCGCGCGGGTAGCGGCTGACCACAACCAGGCCATCGAAGTGGACGTTGGTCGCCGGCAGCGTGTTGCCGAACATATCGACGCCCTGGGTGTCGCCGACGGCGACGACGCTGCGCACGGCGACGTCGTCGGTCGGCACCGGGTGCGTCGGCAGTTTTGAGTAGAGCTGCAGGCAGTCAGGGTGCGCGCCGGGCGTCGGATGCGAGGCGTAGCAGGCGAGGCGGTCGACGGTGACGTGCTGCGATCCGCCGATGTCGACGCCGTCGGCCCCGGCGTCGATCACCTCGACGTCGCTGATCGCGACGTGTTGCGAGGCGGCGATGCCGATGCCCGCGCGGGGCGGCGCGGTCGCCAGCAGGTTGGCGACGGTCACGTCGCGGACGCCGACGAGCATCAGCCCGCCGCCGACGAACTGCAGGCACTTGAGGGTCAAGCCGCCACGGCCGTCGAAGCGCAGGGAACGGAAGTGGGCGTCGGCGCGGCAGCCGTCGATCGTGATCGCGGGTGCCGACGGCGCGGATCGGAAATAGGGGTCGCCGTATTCGCCATCGGTCAGGACGACGACGTCGCCGGCGTGCGCGGCGTTAACCGCACTGACGAAGGTCGTCGGGCCGACGGTTATCGTCGCCGCCGGCGCGGCGGCGGCACCGGCGAGCGCGAATGCGGCGAGGGCGGGGGCGACGAAGCGCCGGACGATCGAGCCGATCATGCGCCGATCGCCGCGCGCTGGTCGGCGAGGCGATCGACGCCGCCCGAGATGAAGACCATCGACGGCAGGTCGATCTCGACGTCGTCGGCCCCGTTGACGCTTTCCTTGTAGTAGGAGCAGACCATCTTGTACTTGCCCTCGCTGTCCTCGCCCGGCTTGGCGTCGCCGCGGTCGAGCTCGTGCAGCCGGCCGCGCACCGTGATCTCGACGGCGTCGACCGCGCCGCTGTCGTCGCGCTGGTAGGCCCCGGCGAAGCGCAGCTGCACTGCGTCGTGGGTCGCCGCGCCGAAGGTGCGCGCCACCTGGCGCATCCACCCGCCGGCGGTGAAGTTCAGCTCGATCATCCCGTCGAGACCCATGTCGACGCCGACCTCGCCGTCCATGCCGCCGCCGCGCCAGCCCTCGATCTTGCGCTTGAGCGGCGGCGGGGTGACCGACTTAACGATGCCGAGCCAGCTCGTGCCGTCGACGAACAGGTTGAGGTTCTTCAGCTTGGACGGGAGCGCCATCGGTCAGGTCCTTCAGAGCTGCGCCGCGAAGTCGGCGTAGTATTTGTCGGTGATCCGCTGGTTGAGCCCGAGCTGCTCGAGCGGCGCGGTTGGCGTGTAGTCATAGTCGATCACCAGCTGCCCGGCGGCGAGCTGGGTCGCCGGGTTCGCCTTGGGATCGAAGGTCGCCTTGGCATCGACGATCAGCCCGGCCGCCTTCATCTGGCGGAAGGTCGCGTTCGCCGTCTCGATGATGTCGCGGGCGAGCTGCGGGTGGAGCGGCTTGTCCATCGCCCACAGCAGCGCGTCGGCGATCGTCTCCTTCAGCACCTGCGCCGTGCGGGTCGCGCTCTCGAAGGCGAACAGCGGATCGGCCGAGCAGGTGCGGTTGCCCCAGAAGCGGTAGCCCGAGCCGACGTTGACCAGCGTCGTGATGCCGGCGGCATTGAGGAGATCGGCGTCCGAGCTCGAATCCTGCAGCGACCAGTGGACGTCGGCGGTCAGGCCGGTGACGCCGGCGACGGGCACGTTCGACAGCGTCTTGTTCCAGCCCTGCGTCTGATCGATGAAGGCGCGCAGGCCGAGCGCGCGGGCGACCGCCATCGCCGGGCCGCTCGACTGGGTGGCGACGTCGAAGGCGAGGAAGTCGGGCCAGATCAGCATCAGCTCGCGCGCGCCGAACTCGGCGCGGTAGGTCAGGGCCTCGGCGACGCTGGCGGCGGTGTCGCACGAGGCATAGGCCATCGCCCCGAGCTTGCCGGCGACGATCACCAGCGCGTTCGTCACGTCGACCGTGTCGAGCCCTGGGCAGCCGAGGATCTTCGGGCTGACGCCGAGCTGCGCCTGCGCGGCGAGCATCGCCTGCAGGCCGGTGCCGCTCGCGCCCGCCGTGCCGATGACGTTGGCGGTCGTCGCCGCCGGCGTCGTCCCGGCGGCGACGCGGACGACGACGAGCACGGGATCGACCTGGTCGGCGATGGCGTTCAGAGCCGCGACCAGGGTGCCAGTGGTACCGGCCTTGCCGATCGCCGCGCGGATGTCGGTGACGAGCGCCGGCCGGTCGAGCGGGAACACGCTCGCGTCGGCGTCGTCGGCGGTGGCGACCAGGCCGATGATCGCGGTCGAGACCGCCGGGATGACGCGCGCGCCGTCGTTGATCTCGGTGACCTTGATGCCGTGGTGGAAGCTCATCGGCGGCGCTCCTCAATCAGGACAGGACCGGCTTCGCGCCGGCGTGGATGGGCAGGGTCAGGCGGGCGAGGGTGGCGACCGGCCCGGTGTCGGTTCGCCGGCCCTCGAGGCTCAGGGTGAAGCGGCCGGGCGCGTCGTTGGTCAGCCCGAGGCGGGTGACGATCAGCCGCGGCTCCCACTTCAGGAGCGCGACGGCGATGGCCGCGTAGAGCCGCAGTCGGGTGCGCGCGTTGGCCGGCTGATCGGTCATCTCGAACAGCAGCGAGCCATAGTCGCGGCGCATGACGCGGGTGCCGATCGGCGTCGACAGGATGTCGCCGATCGACTGCTTCAGGTGCGCGTCGCCGCCGAGCTCGCGGCCGCTGGCGCGGCTCATGCCGGCCATCTGGGGGACGCCGGCGGTCACGCGGGGACGCCCGACTGGTCGGTGCCGGCCTTGACCAGGCTGTGTTTGTGCCCGTGGAGGCTCGTTCCCTGGCCGATGACGTCGCCCTGGGCGGTGACCGATCCGGTGACCGTGACGTCGGCATCGATCGCGACGCCGCCGGGGGCCGTGATCGTCAGCTTGACCGCGCCCGGCAGCGTGATCGTCAGACCGTCGGCGGCCGAATAGCGGAGGACCGCTCCATCGGCGAAGACCAGCGCGTCGGCGGCGTCGCTCGCCGGTGGCGGCGCGGGGTCGGCGAAGACCGCGGGCAGGGCCACGGCGCCACTGATCTCGCCTTCAGGGGCGAGGAGCAGGACCTGCTCGCCGACCTCGGGCGGCGACCACAGGCGCAGCCGGGAGTTGGCGTGACCGGCCGACCAGGGGATCGGCCCGGTGACGAGGTCGCCGGCTTTGACCGTGATCCGGGCGGCGGCGAGATCGACCGACGCGACCGTACCGAGGCGCGCGAGGTCGCCGAGCGTCCGGCCGGGGTCGTCGTGGTCGCGCATCGCCGGCATGGGCGTCCTCCGCCCCCGCAGCCGCAAGCCCCCGCGGTTGTATGCCCTCCCGATACAACGTCCCGCCGCTCAACGTGACGGGCTGCGCGTGCGCCGCGTGCTTTCGCGTCCGCGATGGAGGCATGAAACTCGGCAGGGGTCGCGGCAAACGTCTAATCGACCTGACGTGTCTGAAAACATTTGTGAAATCGGCTAACATTTTGCCTGACCCGGACCTAACCGGGTTAGAGCCGCCCGACCTGACCTCTCCACAAGATCAAGATCATATTTTTCAATGACATAAGATTATTGGGTGCTGGAGATTAGGTCCGGTAAGCGCCTGCATCTGACTTTTTTATCCGCGTAGAACACTGACTTAGCCGTTAACTCGGGGCATGGTCAGGAAGATTAGGAAATCGCCGCGACCCCATCGTTCTTTTTGGCTCGCTGCACGTCTCGCGCAGACGATCTCCACCGACCCCTGCACCCGCATCACCGCGCATCACGCGCCGCCCCGATCTCTAAGGGGGAACGCCCGAGAGAACCGCCCAACGCATCATTTTCGGGCCGGAAAGGGGGGGGGCGTGGCGGGGGGCCAAGCGCGGCCCGCGGGGTTTGGATGGCGCGCGTTGACCTATGTTCCCTTTCCGTTTCATAGAGGCGCGGTGGACACCCTCCTCGTCACCTCGGCCGAACTCGAGACCTCGCTCAGCGTCTGGCTAGCCGCGATCGGCGTACGCCGGCCGGACCTCATCCGGGATCTGTGGCCACGCGCTGGTGAGCCTCGCGACCTGGCGCGCACAGCTGCCGCGCGCGACCGGCTCGCGGCCGAGCTCGTCCTCAAGTTCACGCAAGGGCAGTTCGTCGTGACACGCCCGAACCGCGCGCCCGATCGTGGGCCGTTAGGTTAGCGTCAGCGGGATGGCTGGCACGGCCAGCCGTACCGTCGGTGATCGTGCGGCGGTGCCGCCCATCCCCCGCGCCACAGGGTGCAGCTGACGTCCCCGCCTCCGACCGTCAGGCGCACCGCCGTACGGCCGTAGCCGCCGTCGCCGACGCGGCGGATGGTGACGGGACTGCTGGCGAGAAGGGCGGCGAGCGCGTCGCGGCTGCGCTCGCCTTCGCGCGGGTGGGTGCAGTCGTGGTGACGCGGGGCACCTGGACGGCACGCCGGCGAGCCGCGCAGCTCGGGTGCGTCGATCCCGTCCAAGCGCATCCGCTCGGCCCCCAGGCGCACGGTGTCGCCATCGTGGACGACGAGGCTGCCGGCGGCGACCGTCTGAAGTGGCGCACCGGATGCTATGAGGGCGGCGAGGAGCGGGACCATGCCGCTCCTTACCAGCGCGTTTCGCGCCTGGAACAGCGAGAAACAACCGCCGTGGACGCGCTCTCGAAGGGAATTATATACTTGACGCCCGGCCATCGGGGCGCTATAGGAGTGAAGTCGGAAGGGCGATGTGCCCGCCGATTAGCAGATAGGAGGGTCAGATGACCGCCACCTTTTACGTTACGCACGACACCGACGGCGAAGGCTCGATCAGCCAGGACGCCACCATCTTCAAGTTCGCCACCCGCGAGGAAGCCGTAGCCTACCTTCGCAGCCCGTTCGACGACGCCGATCTGGCGGAGGAAGGGCTGGCGGTTGAAATCGGCACCGGCGGCTTCTCCGACTGCTGGATTAAGTCGCAGAACGCCCCCCGCGTCGGCGATCCGCGCCTCGCCCCATTCAGCCGGTCGCAGCTT